CAAGTGCAGTTGGATATATTACAACTGAAGGCGAGTTTAAAGCAGTAGCACTAACACAAGGACAACGTGATTCAATGTACAGCAACAAGCTGAACCCAATCGCAACATTCCCAAGTGAAGGTGTTGTTATCTTTGGACAGAAATCACTGAACCCAAGTACAAGTGCACTAGACCGTGTTAACGTAGCACGTTTGGTTGCTTATATGCGTGAACGTTTTGATGAGATTGCTCGTCCATTCTTGTTTGAGCCAAATGATGTTGGAACAAGAGCAAGAGTTAAATCAGTTTTCGAAGGTTTCCTAGAAGACATTCTTGCAAAACGTGGTGTTACAGACTACGCAGTAGTTTGTGATGAATCAAACAACACACCATCACGTATTGACCGTAATGAAATGTATGTAGATATTGCTATTGAACCTACAAAGTCAACAGAATTTATTTACATTCCAATTCGTATTGTTAATACTGGTGCTTTATCATAAATTATAACAAAAAATAACAATAATTAACTAGATCGCCATTTGAATTTCAGATGGCGGTCTTTTTTTCTGAAAAAAATTATAAATACTGATATAGAAATAATCTTATAAGGAGATAGACAATGGCGTTAATTACAAATCTAAGTGTACCTACAGGAGTCAATGATCCGACCCCTACACTTATGCCAAAACTACAATATCGTTTCAGAGTACACTTTGACTTTGATGATGGCAGACTAGTTACTTCCAATGTAATGAGTGTAACTCGTCCAACATTCACACACGATGAAATGACACTAGACACATACAACTCAAGAATTTATCTTGCAGGTAAACACACTTGGGAACCAGTAACAATTGTTATGCGTGATGATGTAAGCAACAATGTTATTAATCAACTTGAGCCACAGTTAGAAAAACAAATCAACATGGCAAATCAGAGTGCACCAGTTGCAGGCGCACAATACAAGTTTAAAACAACTATTGAAACACTAGATGGTGGTAATGCAACCGCAGCCGCACTGGATACATGGGAACTATTTGGTTGCTATATCCAAAACATCGCATATGGTGAAAGCAATTATGCAACAAGTGATGCACAACAAATTACTGTAACACTACGTTATGATAATGCAACACACGAAGCAACAAGCTCACCTGGTGGTAATGCATCAAGTGATGGTGTAACTGCTGAATAAAGATAAATCATAGCCAATGTCTATCAGTATCACAAACTTTGCAGCGGAAACTTACAACACTTTAAGTAGTGAATTTCCGCTGCAACTTCCTAGACAGAAGTTTAACCACCGTGTTAAAATTTCTACTGTCAACAGTAGAAGTCCAGAAGTATTTGAAAAAATACAAAGCGTGTCTGTGCCTACGGTTAGTTTTGATACTGCGCTCGTCAATCAATACAATAAAAAACGAGCAGTACAGACAAGAATGAACTATGATCCTTTTAGTATCGTATTTTACGATACATTTGATAACCAAGTACAAAAAATCATTACAGATTATGCAAAACATTACTATAATGACAATAACGGTATTGATGAATTTACCAATATTGCTGACGATGTTTTGTCATCATTTGTAGATACTACTAGACACGGTCTTACTGCACTGACTGACAGATACTTTATTAAAGAAGTTGTTATTGAAATGTTAGGTGCAAACGCTAAACACAGAACAATCAAAGCAAAGAACTGTATTATTAACAGTGTACAATCAGATACACTATCATACAGCGACAGTAGCTTTGTAGTGTATACTTTGCAATTCCAGCCAGAAAGTATACATGTCACAGATAATCAATCACTATAAATACCGTTATGGCAAAATGGCAACAGGGCATCTTTGAGCCCACGAACAAAGAAAAGTATGTAGGAAAACACTTACCTAGGTACCGCAGTGGTTGGGAACTACAGTTTATGCGTATGTGTGACAGACATCCTAACATATTAGGCTGGGCTAGCGAAAGTCATCGTATACCTTATCGACATCCTATCAGTGGTAAAGCAACTACATATGTGCCAGACTTTTTTATAATTTATGAAGACATGAACGGACGTAAGCATGCTGAAATTATAGAAATTAAACCCAGCAAACAAATGATGGGTAATGCTACTAGCAATCATGACAAGATGCATGCTATAATAAATGAAGCAAAATGGAAAACAGCAAGACAGTGGGCAGGACAACAGGGTGTTGGTTTCCGAATAATTACAGAAAATGAATTATTCCGAGCTCCGCAAGGAAGTAAACCCAAAAGGAAAAAACGCAGATGACAAAGAAACTAGAAGAAGTGTTTAACCTACCGCCTATTGACGATATGCTGGAAGATGAAACAGAAGCACAACCAGAAGAAAAAATAACAGACATTGTTGAACTACAAGATGCACTAAGTCAAGCAGACAAAATTGACAGAGCACTAGCACCAGTAAAAGGACTAGAGCAACTTGATAGTGATATGGATGATTATGCACAGCAAGCAATAACAGCCTTTCAAGATTTAATGGATCTAGGTAACAATGTAGAAGACCGTCATGCAGCACCAGTATTTGATAGTGCAGCAAAGATGATGCAAAATGCTCTAGCAGCAAAGCAAGCAAAGATGGATAAAAAATTAAAAGTTATTCAGATGCAAATGCAAAAAGAAAAACTAGAGTTAGAAAAACGTAAATTAGAATTTCAAATTCAGAAATCTGAACAAAAAGAAGATGATACACCTATTGAAGGCAATGGCGAAGTTTTAATGGATCGTAATGAATTAATCAATAGTATTATGCAACAAATGAAAAAAGACTAAAATGCTAAATAGTAGCATACAGGAGTAAAGCGATGAAAAGTTTACAAGAATACTTAATGGAAAGCGCAAAAACTTACGAGTTTCGTTTAAAAACGGCCGTTGAGCTTTCCGATGACCAGCTTGATATGCTGGAAAAGCATTTGCGCAAGTACGAGGCATTCGATGTAGAATCTCCTAAACGTACTATTTTACAAAGCGCACCACTTGATTTTCATAATTTAGGTGCAGCAGAAATTTATATTATGGACTTCAAAACAGCATTACCAATGAGCCCAGCAATACTAGTAAATGAGCTAGTACAAAAATTGGGTATTGGTGAAGGACATATCCGTGTTCGTAACAAAATGGAACCAGGTGAAGAACTTGATGCACAAAGCATGGAAGAGCCAACTGAAAAAGATGGCGAAGCATTGCTACTGGATAATGAATACAGTGAAGTTGAAAATCCAAAAGCAGAAGAATATTTTGGTGATAAATTTAATACAAAATTTATCGACGAGTTAACCAAAGCTCGCAAAGATCATAATACAGAGTATAAGGAATAAGATCATGAATATTGATAACATTAATGACTTAGTAAAACTTGCGGGCCTTGTCAAAAGTCAAGAAGTCGCAACAGAAGCTGAAGTTGAAGAAGCAGATTGCGGTTGTGATGCACAGCCTGTGCCTGATGACATGTATGCACTACTAGCACGTTTAGCGCAAATGGGCGAAGTGCATGAAGAAGAAGTTAGCGAGGAGTGGGCTAATGCTACTGACCATTTCGATGGCGAAGATCGTGTAATGGATCAGCCAAAAGGTGAGCCAGTAGATACAAGTTTACGCCGTTACTTGGGTGCAAACGGACAACCAGTTAAAGTTGAAGAAGCTGTCCAAGATCACACAGTTGAGGATATGATGGAAGCATACAATGCTTTCAAAACAGATGCGATTGAAGAAAATAGTGAAGTGACAGAAGGCCGTATGAGTGATCAAGTAATTCACGATTCAGAGACAATGACAAAAGAAGAATTTGCTAAAAAACATGGCAAAGAAATGGCAGACGAGTACTACGAGTCAGTAAATGAAGCAACTGTAATGGAAGCACATTGTGACGAATGTGACTGTGATCCATGCAAGTGTGATGAAAAAGTAAACGAAGCCACAGTTGATGAGGCAGAAGTTGAAGAAGATAACGCATTCAACACAGCCGCAGCAAACGCTAAAAAAGCTGGCAAAAGCGAATTTGAATTCAACGGCAAGAAATACAAAGTTAAAATGGATGCTAAAACAGCAGACGCACTAACTGATGATATTGATATGCTACGTAAATTATCAGGACTAGTATAATGTATAGAAATATCAAAGATTATTTGACAGAAAGTGAAACAACACAAGAAGCAGTAGGCGAACCAGCAGCACCACTGTATGACTTGATTGACGAAGTTGGATCACATCAGCTAGTATTAGACGAACTTGTTCGTTTCCTAGATGTAGATCAAATTGAAGAGTTTGTTGCAGACTTCCGTAGACATCATGACATGCAAGAAGCACATATTGGCGCACCAGATTATAACCCAGCCGCTGGCAAATGGGAACATAATATGGATGATGAAGACGAAGATGAAGATGAAGAAGACAACGAAGACAAAAAAGATGAGTCAATTGATCTTCTTAAAAAACTAGCAGGACTATAAATGTTAAGAAGCCTGTGTTAGATTCACAGGCTTTTTTTCTGAATAAATATTATTATGAGCACAGCTAATACAGATCTAGTTAAAAAACCGTACCGTAAAGAAAACCTAACTCATGATCAAATACTTGAGTTAGCTAAATGTATGCAAGATCCCAAATACTTTATGATAGAGCATTGTTGGATTCAACACCCAACTAAAGGACGTATGAAGTTTGGGCTTTTTGATTATCAAAAAGAACTAGTTGACACTTATCACAATTACCGTTACAGTATTGCACTTATCAGTAGACAAATGGGTAAGTCAACAGCGGCAGCA